ATGCTCGGCGTTGCAGGGGTATTCGGTGGAGCTTTATTCGCTGCTATGCATGGAAGTCTCGTTACATCTTCGCTCATTCGTGAAACAACTGGGCTTGACTCTCAGAATTATGGATACAAATTCGGCCAAGAGGAAGAAACGTATAACATTGTTGCGGCTCATGGGTACTTTGGGAGACTCATATTCCAGTACGCTTCTTTTAATAATAGTAGGAGTTTACATTTCTTCCTGGCTGCTTGGCCCGTCACTTGCATATGGCTTACCGCTATGGGAATCTCCACTATGGCTTTTAATCTCAACGGCTTTAACTTTAACCAGTCAATCGTTGCAGACAATGGGAGAGTCGTACCCACTTGGGCTGACGTTCTCAACCGTGCCAACCTAGGAATGGAAGTAATGCACGAACGTAATGCTCACAACTTCCCACTAGACTTAGCAGCTGCTGAGTCATCAACAGTCGCCTTAACGGCACCAACTATAGGATAATAATATGTGCTTAGGATCAAGGACTACACAAAGTCCAGCAGCTTCTAATACAAATTACTTTGGTACGAATCCATGGGGTGATACCCCTGGAGGTGCTACACCAGATATAACACCACCTGCTGTGACTACAACAGCACAAGGTGGATCTACTGGATCAAGTAATTTGAAAATAGGTAGCGGTAAAAAGTCAACTACGAAATCTTCTGGAAATAAATCCACTGGATCTGGAGTAGTTAAAGCTGGCGGAGTAAACTATTAGGTGTAAGCGTGGCGACCTGACTTATCATCCTCGCCGCTGTTCACTTCCCTTAATATTAATGACAGTAACAACTGAATACGGTAAGCAAAACATGTTTGCCACGGAACCACCTATCGAAGTAACAACTATGAATGATAACGCTGAATTACAAAATGGCCGTTGGGCTATGATTGGTATCGTTGCAGCTCTAGGAGCTTATGCAACTACTGGTCAAATTCTTCCAGGAATATTCTAAACATCACGTCCGTTCATCCATTTTTCATGGACGCATGAAACCTAAGCATGGAACGGGGCTTAGGTACTGAGGTATTATTATGTCACAAGTAGAACTCCAAGCTCGTATTAAAGAGCAACAAGATTTCGAAAGACTTACTAAACTAAAGTATCGTGGTGTCACTTACACTAAATACACACACAATTAATTAATGAAAAAACTTGCTTTAGCCCTAGCGGCAACTCTCGCTTCAACTCCAGCAATGGCTGGTCCTTATGTTAATGTAGAAACCAATGCTAACTACACTGGTTCTGACTACACATCAAGAGCAACAGACCTACACGTAGGTTATGAAAATGAACTTGGTGCTCTCGCTTTCTATGTACAGGGTGGTAAAACAATCAATGCTGCAGACGGTGTTGATTCTGAATCTAACTTCTCTGGTAAGTTTGGCGGTTCTGTAGCAGCCACAGAAAAGCTTGGTGTCTATGGTGAAGTAGCCTTCTCAAATGTATTTGATGAAGATACTGATA